GGGAGGATTCTCGGAGTCGGGGCTGACATGAACACAAAAATTTCAGAACGTGCTGACAAGAACTATGCGACCCAGGTCTTTTGCTCTATGAGCATCGGCGGAACTCGCATGGAAGAAGCCCGCGTTCTTGAAATTCTTTGTGCAGAATAAGGGGGCTTGAACAATGACTGTACTTTATAGCGCAGAAATGGCCGGGCTGGCCGCAGTTCCGGTTAGCCTGCCGTCCGGCGGTGTTGTCGATGGTAATGTCCGCGTCAAGCGGTCCACCATCACGCTCGCCACTCAGACGACCTCGGACACCATCGTTATTGCGAAAGCTCAGGAAGGCGAGTCTTTCCTGTACGGTGTCCTTACCGCCAGCGCCACGCTCGGAGCTTCTGCTACGGTTGCGATTGGCGTTACTGGCACGACCGGGAAATACCGGGCCGCTGCCACGTTTACCGCTGCAAATACGCCGACTCTTTTCGGCACCGCTGCCGGTGCGGTTACACTGGCTGCTGAAGAAGAAGTCTTCATCACCATTGGCTCCGCTAGCCTTCCGGGTTCGGGGACGCTCGTTGTGGATATGTATTACTCCGCAACGTAATAAAGTTGGGGGGGCTTCGGCCTCCCCACACTTTCTACTTTTGAGGTAAATTTATGGCGACTTCCGTTGTGCAGATTGTTAATAATGCCCTCGTCAAGATTGGCGCTAATGCAATCCTGACGTTGACGGAAGACAGTGAAGCGGCTCGTGCCGCTAATCTTATTTATGAGCAAATCCGTGACGCCTGCATTCGTGACCACGTTTGGAACTTTGCGGTGAATCGCGTTGAGTTGGGACAAATATCTACCGCCCCGGCATTTGAATTTTCTTATCAATACAATCTTCCGTCTGACTGTCTGCGAGTATTGCGGATGGAAGACATCTCTATGTTCTATAAGATTGAGGGCGGAAAGCTCCTGACCGACGAAGGCACAGCCAAGATTTTGTATTTGGCCCGCGTCGAGGACGTGAACCTATTTGATGCCATGTTTGTTGAGGCGTTTTCCGCCAGGCTTGCGGCTGAATTGTCTATCACGCTGTCAGAAAGCAATACGCTGTATTCAAATATGATGGAAATGTATAAGCGGAAAATCAGTGACGCTCGGTCTATGGACGCTCAAGAAAGCGGCGATCTGGAGATCGTTGCGGATACATGGCTGGACAGCCGCATAAATTACGGCGGCAGCGCAACCGTTAGCGTAAACGGGAGTTCCTAAATGGTGCGCTCTGCGCCGATTCAAACGAACTTCACTGCTGGCGAGCTATCGCCACGTCTTGAGGGTCGCATTGATCTCGATAAATACGGCAACGGCTGCCAGACCCTCGAAAATATGATTGTGCAGAAGCACGGCCCTGCGTCTCGCCGGGGCGGGTTCTATTTTTCGGCAGAGGTAAAAGACAGCAGCAAGAAAACGCGCATCCTGTCGTTTGAGTTTAGCGTTTCACAAGCATACATAATTGAGTTTGGCGACGAATACGTCCGCTTCTACAAAAACTACGGTCAAATTCAAAGCGGCGAGTTTGCCGAGGTTTTTGACAACCCGTTCGCCAAGGGAGCGGCATACGAGGTCGCCACTCCGTATCTTGAGGCAGAACTGTTTGATCTGGTCGTAACGCAATCGGCTGATGTGCTTTACATCGCGCACCCAAACCACGAGCCGCGCACGTTGTCGCGAACCGGCGACACCGCTTGGACGTTGGCTGTCATTTACTTCTTGGACGGCCCATATGATGCTGTAAACGCGACGACGACGACCTTGGGGTTGTCCGCAGTGAGCGGCACCGGCGTGACTGTCACCGCGTCTGCGGTCACAGGTATCAACGACGGCTCCGGGTTTCTTACAACGGACATCGGTCGTTTTATTAGGTTTGAGGACGCGGCCAATGACTGGACATATCTGGAAATCACAGCGCGTGCGGATACAACGCACGTTACGGCCAGCGTCATAGGGCCAGACGCATCTGCGACCACCGCCGTCACCGGGTGGAGGCTTGGTGCGTTTTCAGACACAACCGGCTACCCGGCTGTTGTCACGTTTTTCGAGCAACGGCTGGTCTGGGCATCTACGCCAACCCGACCGCAGTCACTGTTTTTCTCTGTGTCTGCTGATTATGAAAACCATGCCCCGACAGATAACGATGGGGTCGTTCTTGATGATAGCGGGTTCGTTTATACAATCGCTACAGATCAGGTGAACACGATCCGCTGGATGCGGTCTGGCAAAGTGCTGTCTGTCGGGACGGCGGGCGGTGAGTTCATCGTTTCTCAGGGCGACAACAACAGCCCAGTATCTCCTACCAATACACGAGTTGTGCGACAGACTACGTTCGGCAGCGCAGCGGTTACACCTCCGCAGGTCGGCAACTCAGTTCTGTTCTTGCAGCGCGCGAACCGAAAGGTTCGGGAATACGTTTACCAGTTTGAGACTGATGGCTACGCCGCGCCAGACCTGTCCATTCTCTCGGAGCATATTACCGAGGGCGGCGTTGTTGAAATGGCGTATCAGCAGGAACCCGACAGCATCGTATGGATGGCTCGGGCCGATGGCGTCCTGCTCGGAATGACATATGAACGCTCTCAGGACGTCGTGGGGTGGCACAGGCATATTATTGGGGGGTCAGGCACTAAGGTCGAGAGCTTGGCCGTCATACCCAGCCCCACGGGCGGCAGGGACGACCTATGGGCCGTGATACAGCGCACCGTCAACGGTGCGTCGGTTCGATACATAGAATTCATGACTTCGGGGTTGCCCGAAGTTCCCACAAACACAGTTCAAGCGACATATCTTGATTCCATGCTGACATATGAGGGTGGCTCGGTTTCGGCGGTGTTTGGGCTGGGCCATTTGGAAGGCCAGACGGTTTCTGTGCTTGCCGATGGTGCAGCGCACCCAGACCGCGTTGTTTCCAGCGGGTCTATAACGCTGAACGGGGCATATGGTGTTGTTCATGCGGGGTTGCCTTACACGTCCACGCTGCAAACCATGAGAATTGAGGCCGGGGCGAAAGACGGCACGGCGCAGGGCAAAAAGAAGCGTATTTCTCGCATTACATATAGATTATATGACACGCTGGGCCTGAAGCATGGCCCAAGCTCCAGCCGCCTGGATATTATTCCGTTTCGGTCTAGTGCTGACGATATGGATGCTGCACCGGCGATGTTCACTGGCGACAAAGAAATTGAGTTCCCGCGAAACTGGGACAAGGACGGCTATATATTCTTGGTGCAGGACCAGCCGCTCCCGTTTACCATTCTGGCAATTATGCCAGAGCTTAATACGACGAAGGTCTGATCGGATGATTCGTCAAATAAGCGTAGACGGACTGATTGAGTGTCCAGAGTTTCCTGCTCTTCTTCAGGAATACGCTGACGAATGCCCACCGAAATCAGGTATGCCGCACACATACAACAAAGCGACATATAAGGCGTTGGAAGAATCAGGGGCGCTGCAATCGTTTGGGGCGTTCGGAGAAGATGAAGAGCTTTTGGGCTTTGTCACGGTGATAATCACGATGTTGCCTAAATATACGTCTTTGATCGGTGCAACTGAGAGCTTCTTTGTAGCGAGTAAGCACCGCAAGACCGGGGCAGGAGTTAAGCTGCTGCGCGCCGCCGAGGCGAAGGCTTCCGAGGCTGGCGCTTTTGGCATGTTGGTCAGTGCTCCGTCTGGTGGCAGGCTTGCAGAAGTCATGCCAAAGTCTGGATATGAAGAAAGCGACATCATTTTCTTCAAGGGGTTGAAATGAGCAACGTCCAGATAGCCGATGCAGGAATACCGGCCATGAGCGTGCAGGCTATCGATAAGGTCAGGGAACTGACTGAGATTGTTAAGGCGGCACCGCAATATGCTTTGGAAACGAACCACATCATCCACGGTGGGATGTATTCACGCACGATTACAATGCCAGCGGGCCATGTATTGACGGGAAGCCTGGTTAAAGTGAACACATTGTTAATCATCAACGGGCACGTTACCGCGTATCTGGGAGACATTGGGTCGGCTGAGTTTAATGGATATGGCGTTGTCCCCGCCAGTGCGGGAAGAAAACAGGCTTTCATTTCCCATGCCGATACAGATATAACAATGATATTCGCCACAGATGCCACGTCTGTTGAAGAGGCAGAGGCCGAACTTACGGATGAGGCTGATATGCTGGTATCTAGGTCAGACACAGGCAGCAACAATGTTCTGATAACGGGGGAGTAGATTATGTCGTCAGCATTAGCAATCGCCGCAATCGCCGCCACCGTTGTCGGTGCAGGGGTAAGTGCTGCTGGGTCCGCACAGCAGGGCAAGTCGGCGCAGAACCTTTCCAATTACAACGCGCAGATTGCACAGAACGATGCCATTGCGGCACGCCAGAAGGCCGTGTTTGACGCTAAAGCGCAGTCAAGAGAAGCCGCTCTTTTCAAGGGCGCTCAGCGCGCAACTTACGCTGGGCAGGGCGGTTCATTGCTCGATGCGGGCGATGTGCTTGACATGACCGAAGAGGAACTTGAACTGGAGGCTCTTGCAATCAAGTTTGGCGGCCAGCGCGCGGGCGAAGCCGCGCAGCAGCGATCTGTATTGTCGTCATTTGAAGGCGCTGTAGCGAGTTCGGCGGCAAAGGGCCAAGCGGCTAAATCTCTCCTGACTGGTGCCGCCAGCGCGGCCTCACAAGGCTCAAAATTACCTTA